GTAATGTTGGTATTCCATTCTCACATTGGGGGATAGACAGACAAGATAATAGTGTTGGATATATTCCTAATAATTCAGTATCTTGCTGTCATATATGCAATACTATGAAAATGAATTTATCTTTAAATAAATTTTCTGAACACATAAAAAAACTCTCTGAAAGATCTTCAGAATGGGTCTAAATAATTTCATACACTATTTTTCAATATGGACAAAACATGAAACTACTAACACTTGATGATTACCAAAGGGCAGGAGAAACATTCTGGCCAAAGTATTGGTACGTTGCCAAAGAACTTGGTGAAGATGCCAAGACCGAAGACATTCTTAAATGTATGGAAGCAATCGGTGGTGTTGCATTGAAGGCAGCACTAGAAGAAAAATCAGCAGGTCCTTTTGGATTCAATAAAACAAAAGAGGGGGAAGGCGATGCCGACGTACCAGTTCAGGAATAAAAATACTGGAGAGATTACTGAAACACGTATGAGTTTCACGGTTCTCGATAAATATAAACTGGATAATCCCCATCTTGAACAGTATCATGATTCATTTCCAGGAGTTGTTGCTGATGCTGGTGTCAAGAACAAAGTTCCTGACGGTTTCAGAGATGTTCTGAAATCTATCAAAAAAGCAAACATTAGATCAAACATCGATACCCATTAACACTTATGCCAAGAAGAAGGAAGGACACTCAGTTCGACTTTGTTAATAGCACTCCAAAGCAAATGAGACGTAAGAAACCAATTAATGTTGATCACTTAAAAGAGATCGCCCCTTATACTGAAAATCAGAAACTTGCATTTGATGCCTATGAGAACGGTAAAAACCTTTTTCTATATGGTTGTGCAGGTACAGGTAAAACATTCATTGCCATGTACATGGCATTGAGGGAGATTCTTTCAGGAACATCTCCTTATGAAAAACTTTACATGGTTCGTTCTCTTGTACCTACAAGAGAAATTGGATTCCTTCCTGGAGACCATGATGATAAGTCAAATCTTTATCAGATTCCTTATAAGAATATGGTAGAGTATATGTTTAAGATGCCTGATGATCCTGCATACAATATGCTGTATGATAATCTGAAGGCACAGGAAACTATTTCTTTCTGGAGTACATCATTCCTTCGTGGTACTACACTCAATAATGCTATTGTTATTGTTGATGAGTGTCAGAATTTAAACTTCCATGAGTTAGATTCTATCATTACACGTGTTGGTACTGACTGTAAGATCATCTTTGCAGGTGATGTTATGCAAACGGATCTTGTTAAAACCAATGAGCGTAATGGTATCCTTGACTTCATGAAAATTCTTGAGGTTATGGAAGAGTTTAGTAGTGTCGAATTTGGCACTGAAGACATTGTAAGAAGTGGTCTTATCCGTTCTTACATCCTTAGTAAATTGCATTTAGGATTTGGTTAATGTTTGATCATGTTGATATGGGTGTCCTTCTTGAGGACATCAAGGCGACTACTGCTCCTAGTGGAAAGAGATTTTATGCTGTAGGTGATAGTCAGTATACATCTATGTCTACTATCTGTTCCTATCGTAAACGCAAGTCAATTGCAGATTGGAGGAAGAGAGTTGGTAATGAGGAAGCAAATAAAATCTCATCCCGTGCAGCAAATGTTGGGACAAAACTACATAGTATTGTCGAAGATTATCTAAACAATGATCTTAGTTTAGATAAGTATAAGAACGACTATCTTGCTTTGATACTATTCAATCAAGCAAAGTCCATGCTCAGTAGAATCAACAACATTCATTTCCAAGAGGCACCTCTCTATAGTCATGAGTTTGGGATCGCTGGCAGGGTTGATTGCATTGCTGAGTTTGACAACAAACTTTCAATTATAGATTTTAAAACTTCTGGTAAAGAAAAGAAAGAATCTTGGATTGAAAGTTATTTTGTTCAAGAGACAGGGTATGCTAAGATGTATGAGGAACGATCTGGCATCAAGGTCGATCAGATCGTTACTTTAATCACATGTCAAACAGGGGACACACAAATTTTTGTTAAAGATCCTGAAGATTATGTTCCTCTGCTAAAAGATTACATTGCAGAGTACAAAGATGCCCACTAAAAACAAAAACATTAATGAACTTATTGACGAGAACTTTATGGACAAGAACAAGTTTTCAATGACTATTGAAAACATTGTCAAAGATAGTAACAAGACATTAAATTACATTGATGCTATTGTTGATTTTTGTGATTCAAAAGACCTTGAGATTGAATCAGTTGTAAAATTGATTGCACCCTCACTGAAAGAAAAGATTAAGGCAGAGGCAACTCGTCTTAACTACATTAAAAAAACAACCAGAGGTGTTCTACCTATTTAATTATGTACCCTTTTGAGGTTTATCAAATTTATGTTGCACTGAAGACACACTTCAGTCGTAAAACATATGATTACTTTCACTACCAAGGAAGTATTAAAGTATCTCAAGAAAAATTTATGGAGAGGAATGATGTTTACTTTTTTGAGAAACTCTCCAGAAAATATACAGCAGAAGAACTAGAACAATACTTTGTATCTAATTTTATAGTCAACTCTAATTTTCATGTCCTTCAGATGAATGACAAGAATTATATGGAGTGGAAGAGAAAGATGCAGAGTATTACTTATTTGTTTGGGCAGG